GGTTTATGGTTATCCAATACATACGCGTGGACTGCGAGCAGTAACGCCGCCAAAACGCCGATTAAGGGCTATAAAAAGCAATTGAAACAAGCGACAGAGCGACCAGAGATCAGAGCGTATAAATACGCCAATTATGGTTATGGCAAAACGGCGATTGGGTACGTGGACGGCAACGAGTACGAGTACGAGTACGAGGACGGCGGCGACAACGTGCGCGACCATTACGACGACGTCGCCATGCTCTTAGATGAGATGGAGAATGCCAATATGCAAAAGGCGGGCAGTATCTCCGTATCGGCGTGTATGGAATTTATTGAGCAATTCGGTCTGGAATCGTTTTACGAGGTCTCGTACATGTTGCTGGACGGCAATATCGGAGAAGATTGGTTTGTCAAAATAATGACGGACGACGTTGCGGCTCGCGAGGCTTTTCCGTGGCTGGAACGCGCCGCTTACGCCAATACAGGGAGAGAATATGCCGAGTAATCATCCTACGCCAAACGACATTTGGTGCGCCGTGTTGTTGATCGGTTTAATTGTCATCTTGTGTATGTTTTAAATACGTTTTAAAACCCTTAAAACCCGCTTAGGCGGGTTTTTTTATGCCCTAGAATACCATTACACCAAAACAATGAAAAACGTCTTAAATCAACGATTACACGTCTTAAAATTGAAAACCCTATAAAATCAAGGGTTTGCTACAAATAAACGCGCATACGCGCGCACACGCACACACGCGCGCGCCCGCGCGCACGCGCGCCTGGACACGTGCATGGCATTCGTTTTGTAATAGGCCAAGCTTTTTTAAAATTTTAAAAATCAAAAAGTCAAAATTTTGTCAAGGCTGATGAGTAGGTCACGCTTAAGGGGCATCCCTCGTTAAATAGAAGATAGAAATAGAATAGACAAGTTCTACGATAGTAAATAACTTACTTCGTAAGTTATATTATATATATATAACATCTATGTATCCCCTTCCATCCCATAGTTATACAAAGTTATCCACAGGTTATCCACAGACTTATCCACAGGCAAATTGTCAAAAAAACATCAAGAATGATGAGAAGGTTAAAAAAGTATTTGCATATCTTTTGTAATCGTCTATACTGATCTCGCAGTACACATTTAATCCTAAACATGAGAGGACAATTTATGAATCAAGAACACTTGCTTAATGTGTTAAGCCACCTGGCACAAGAGGTGCGCAAAGAAGTACCTACCACTTACATCACCATGCCCTTGCTATTTGCTTTGCAAGATGCCGAGCACATGGTTGGTGTTATGAATGATCCCCAGCCGTATGACGAGAGCTTGGACGATTTAACAACCATACCTTTTGGGAGACAAGCATGAACGATCGTGAAGATTTTGCGCCCGCAGTACGCAATTCAGCTATCTGGTCAGGTGACAGTCGTAAGGTTGCTAATGGCAAGGCCGTGGATGTCATCCTTGAAAAGCAAGGTAAGAAAGAGTTACCAGACTTATCAGGGGTTGAGGCCGTGCAGATGGGTCATACCATGCAGCCTTTGATTGGTCGCTTGGCTCAAGATCGTCTCAAAATTGAGTTAAAGGAAGCTGATTATGTTATTGCCCACCCAGATCACTCTTGGTTTAAGTCTCATTTCGACTTCATTTCTGCTGATGGTTCTACTCTTGTTGAGGTTAAGAACTACAACGCCGCAGTTCGTAATAAGTTTGATCCCGACAGTAATCGGATTCCTGATGCTGATTTTGCCCAGCTTATCCACGAAGCAGCTTGCCACAATGTTCACCATATCTATCTTGCTGTTTTGTTCGGTGGTCAAGAGTTTCAGACCTTTGAATTTCAGATTGGGGATATTGAAAAAGATGAACTTATCAAAAAGATGGCGGAAGTATGGGGGTATTGCCAATCTGGTAATTTGCCGTCAGCGGAAACAATCGAGCAAACCAAAATCATGTTCCCGCAAAGTTCTACAAGTGTCGTTACGGCAACGCGTCAGGTTGAGATGGCTATTGCTCAATTGCGTGATATTAAGACTCAAATTAAGCATCTTGAAGCTACTGAGGAGCAAATCGAAGTAGCCATTAGAAACTTAATGGGTGAATCGCAAGAGGTTCGGACAGTAGATGGCCAGACTTTGGTCACTTGGAAGTCTAGCAAGAGTTCTAGCCGATTTAGCGCGGATTTATTTAAACAAGCGATGCCTGATATTTACGAGACTTTTATCGTAGAAACCCCAGGCTCACGCCGTTTTTTGGTTAAGTAAGGGGGATATATGTTAAACATGAAAGTAGAAAGAATTACGCCAACCATGGCGGCTGAATACCTTAAAAATAACACCGATAACCGCAAATTGCGTCCATGGTGGGCTACATCATTGGCTGGTGCAATCGGTCGTGGTGAGTGGATTTTGACCCACCAAGGCGTAGCATTTGACAGTACAGGCAAGCTGATAGATGGTCAGCATAAGCTACACGCCATTATTCAAGCGGGTAGTGCTGTGGAAGTAGCAGTTTATCGTGGTATTTCCCCCGAAGCATTTAAGGTTCTAGATGTCGGTTTAAAGCGTACTTATTCTGATATTACAGGCTTATCACAAAAGACTGCCGAAGTTTGTCGTGCGATTGCAGCCACTATTTTGATGGGTAATAACACGCCTACTGCAGACCAATTGCTTGATGTAGCTAATTGCGGAGTAGCTGATTTGCATGAATCTTTGATAGAGCATTGCGCTTCAAATGCAGCAATTGTTTCATCTGCGCCTGTCAGGATGGCGGCAACAGTCATGATGCTTAATGGTCATAGCCAAAAGTACATCAAAGACTTGTATGGCAATTTGATTCATCAGAACTACAACGAGTTGCCAATTATTGGTCAATCCTTTTTAAAACAAGCTAACAAGAAAACAATTACTCCTAACAACAAGTCCGACATTATTGCTAGAGCCGTAAAAGTTTTTAATCCGAAATGCGCAGATATTGGCAAATTGACTGTATCAGCACAGGAAATGGAGTTGTCCTTGTCTTTTTTAAGAAAAGTAGTTCGTAAAGCGATGGGAGTCCCAAATGAATAGCATTGATATAGCAGTTTGGATTATGGCTGCAAGTTCAGTCATTGACACTATTTACACCTTATCGGAGATTATTCATGTCTAACATTGTCAGTTTTAACGAAATGGATCAGATGGCGGGTGCTATTGCTGCCTCTGGTTTGTTTGGTATGAAGGATAAAAACAGCGTTCTTGCGCTGATGGCGGTTGCACAAGCAGAGGGTTTACATCCCGCTACAGCTGCAAGAGACTTCCATATTATTCAAGGTCGCCCAGCACTCAAAGCAGATGCAATGCTGGCGCGTTTTCAAAATGCTGGTGGAAAAGTAGATTGGAGTGTGTACACAGATGAAAAAGTTACAGGCGTATTTACCCATCCCAACGGTGGCAGCCTTGCAGTCACTTGGACTCTTGAGCAAGCACAAAGAATCGGCTTGGTCAAACCAGGGTCAGGCTGGCAAAAATTCCCTCGCGCAATGCTCCGTAGCCGCTGCATTTCGGAAGGCATTAGATCGGTATTCCCAGGATCGGTTACAGGATTCTATAGCCCAGAAGAAGTCCAAGACTTTGACGACAAACCAGTAGTTAAAGCTGCTAAAGACATGGGTTCTATCATTCCTACAGTAGTGGATTTGTCGGCCATTCCTGACAGCATCATTGATGACGCTATTCCGCTTTATGTGCCAGGAACAACCGAGCCGTATGCAAGATACCTATGCACAGACGACTGGATTGATGGTTTTGCAGAAATGCACGCCAAGATTCATGAGTCAAACAAATATTCACCAGAAGAAAAGGCAGAAAAAATTGCTATGTTTAGAGAGGTAAACAATGAATTTACCAAAGGGTTCGACGGCAACGCTACTGCAAAGTTTTTATCCAAGTTGGCACTCCACAGAAAGGAAATCAAAAATGTCTAACGGACACATCGCTCAAATGGGCAAAGGCGTACTCTTCATGAATGAGAAGAGGACAAATGAAAAATCACCTGATTGGAAAGGCACTATATTGCTTTCAGAGGATTACAAAGCTGGTCAAGTAGTCAAGTTGGCTGGGTGGACTAAAAACACCCCCAAGGGTCAGTTAATCAGCTTATCGGAAGATAACTGGAAACCACCAGCAGCAGCCGCGGGAACTTACCCCCGCGAAGTTAACGATAACGATGTACCCTTTTAAATGATTCATTTGAACCTACCTTACCCGCCCTCAATCAATAACTACTGGATTGCAAGTGGGCATCGTAGGTTCATTAGCCAACGCGGGAGAGATTTTAAAAATGATGTGGCAGCTTATTGCAAGGAATACCGAGTACCCAATTATGGAAACAGCCCAGTATGGGTTGACATCATTCTTAGACCACGGTCAAAAAAACTTATGGACATTGACAACTGTGTCAAGCCAATATTGGACTCACTTATCGGCATCGTATATACAGACGATGTTAGCGTTCAACGAATCACTATTGAACGTGGTTTACCCATCAAAGGTGGCGGTTGTGTCGTCATGATTGGACAGTTCGAAGAAGTTGTACCTCCGCAAGTCTAAATGTGGTTTAGGAAGATGCGCCAGCCATCTATTTAGGCAGCTGGCACTTACCTAATGAGAGAGGACATATGAC